CGTCGCACCAAGCAGCGTGACAATAGCGTTGCCACCGTCGCAGTAGACGTACTCTTTAGACGCCTGCGGTATCTCAACAGCCGTGCCGCTAGAGGTCTTTATGCTCAGCGTGTAGCTGCCGCTGGTATTGTTGTAGAGAAAGTAAGTCTTTTGAACATTCGGGATAATTACGTTAATGTTGCCCGTAAGCGCCCCCGTAAACTCTAGGACAGCGTGGCGGCTCTCGTCGCTTGTGAAGTTGGTGCTGGTTAGAGTTACGTCCGCACTTCCCGCCACAGACTTGCTAAGAACGCCAGATACGCTCTCTTCGACTAGCGCAAAGTTTGTGTCGGTATACGTCCCCCACTGACCGTCGTTTCCGCCAGTCTCCTGGTCACGTAGCCTCAAGGATGATGTAGCTGAATCGGCCATGTTTATTACACCGCTGGTACAATGTCATTGGTGACTTGCTGCCTTGCATAACGCTTATTCAAACCCTGCAAGGCGCGCTCATAGTATTGTGCATACATCGTAGCCGCCTCTGGGTATTTCACGTAGACAGACCCTTCAACAAGGCAGGCATATAGTAACAGATTGTAGGCTCTATCTGTAAAGAAGTTGGTTGTATTGCTGGCTGATAGCCTGTCAAGCTGCGCGACAAACCCAATTTCATAGGCGTAGTTTGAATCTGGGGTCGGTCCTAAAAGAAAATTAGTCGAGTCATAGTCCGCAAAATACTTAGGCACAGAACTGGTCGATGTGCTGGAGTAGAACTCCTTTACAAAGCTCAGCTCTCGGCGCTCCAACTGCACTTGGGTCGTGCTATTGGTTATTTGCAGGTAGCGTATCCCGCGTTCCGTCGTTGGTTTTGTGAGGGTTGCCGTCCCACTAGTCAGCGTACCCGTCGCCTTTGTAAAGAAGGCATCGTCAGTAACCTCGTCTATAAGGCGGTCTTCGGCGTTGTTGATGAGGGTGTCAAGTTGAGCAGAAAGCTCTAGCGTCTGATTATCCAGCCAATCAACAATGTCTAACTTTAGATTGGCGTAAGTACTCATCAGACGCCCTCCGATCCAGACCCATTACCCTGACCAGAAGTGCTGGGGAATAAGTCAGAGAGGCTCGTCACAGAACCCGCGCTAAACCCATCCGTAGGGCGAGGCGCTCGGAGAGCCTGCGGGTCTTGTATGTTACTCGCTGGAGAAAGCTGAGGGTGCCTAGTCTCATACGCTTCTGGGGATACCCTAAGGCCATTCCACGTCGTCCGCAGCTTCCTATAAGGAACGCGCTTGCCCGTGATATCGCAATAACCAAAAGAGTATTTACCCTGTGCGTACCGCAAAGCCAGACCCCGCAAGATTAGGCGTCAGATACAAAGAGACCCGCTCCTCATCTTCTTCGATGGCGCGAAGTACCTCTTCATCATAACGCTGTTTAAATAGACTAACGCGGGGGACGTCTAGCGCTGGAAGCTTCTCAGACAGCATGAACGCGAGGCCCGTTGTGACGGCGGGTAAAAACCTAGCTGGAACGTCCAGAGTGTTTGTGTAGTCACCCACGTCTTGGATTCTATTATACGCAAAATAGTTGATCGTGTACACCGCGTCTGGAGATGGGTATAGGTACAGAGTTGCCGCGTCTCTCTCCCTATCAAGGTAGTAGTGACTCGGCCTCGCTTCTGTAGACTTGTTTGGTAGGCCCGCGTACTCGGACTGCGTATAGCGAGCCATAGAAATTTCAGACCCGTTTGACCCACCAGACAGTATATGCATATCCATGACGTCAAGGATGGCAGCGTCTAAAACGTAAGTTTCGTCGGACTCTACCGTGTTGAAGGTTGTCTGAGCCCGCTTAAACAAATGCACGTCTCTATTTCCAAGATCCTGCAAAAGTAAGTTTAAGCTCCTTCGCGCACTACGAAGCTGATAGCCCGTGGGCGTTGTGACGCCGCACCGCTCATAAGCCTCTAGGATAAGCTCATCAACCGATAGATTGAATGTGTTCGTTCCCGAAGAAGCCATGATTCAAGGTCAGCCTTTGTCAACTTCCAAAACAATGGTGTACGTGTCTAAGTTGGTGTGACCCCTAGTGGTGAACAAAATGTCTCCGTTTTTACCACTTCCTGCGTTGTTCTGAAGGCCACCGAATTGGCGAAAGTCAAGGTAACCAGCACCATCAGAAGTCAAGGTAAGAGCATTAACATTCGTAGTGGCGTTCCAGAGAATGTCCACATCCATACCGGATATAGACCACCAGCACTGCATAATTTTAATATTAAGGCTTGCTGCTCCGCTAGTCATAACCCCAAGAGCGCTGGCGTCAACCTTAACAACAGCAGCCTCACCAGATCCATCAGAAGCATTGGTGAACCGCAAGACGGCTTTCTTTACCCCATCTTGCAGCGTCGAGCTGGTGACTACGTCAGCCATCTAAGTTCTCCGCATCATCGGCTTGTTCAGTAACTTCTTCCTCTGCTTCGGCTTAGCCTTCGCCATGGCAGCGGTAGCAGCGGCCTTCCTGCCCTCTGGAGTATACGGGTATTTCTTTCCACGAACCATAGGCATACCAGAACTCCCAGTCTGTAGTGGGTGGCGCCGCGTTTAAACTCAGCACCACCCACATCAATTAAGCGTCAGTCGTAGCAGTGATGTTGGTATTTAGGCCAACCTCACCATCCAAGTTGACAATCGAAATTGGCTGGAAGAACTGCATGTCAGCACCGACAAATGCTTCAGTGACGTTTGCAGCATTATCCGCAACGCGGGCGTAGATATTAGGCCCAACATTACCTGTGGTGGTCGCAACCGCCGTGAAGATCACGTCGTCAGCGTTACGGGTACGAGCATAGTTCGCACCGTTCGAGCCACCGCCGACAGTCAAGTTAACCGCAGCCGTAGTGACATTCTCGATGCAGGCAGTACCGTAGTTGCCATCAATCCAGAAGTTCTTGACCGTGGTGTTGTCACCGCCAACAAGCTGTAGCGCACTCTCCGCACCAGCCCCAGCCGCTCCACGATGAACCCAGCCATCAATCAGCATCCGATCAGCGTTAGCGTCAGCCACGATGAAGTCGGTTGTCTGACCAGTGACGTCACGAGTCTCGCAGTTTAGCATCGAGAAGTCGGAAGCGTTGACATCGATCGGACCCGTCAGGGCATCAATACCACCAGTAAACAAGAAGTTCTGGATGGTGATACCAGCCGCGTCCACGTCCATGTCTGCACCCACCACTGTGGTAAAGTTCACAGTCGGTCGGTCGGGACCATTGCCAAGCCCAACGATAGTAATTCCAGCAACATCAAGAGCAAGACCAGCAGCAGCAATAACAGTCTCAACATGACCGGCTTTGACAACAATAATGTCCGCATTGTTCGCGGTACACTTACCAACCGCGTAATCAAGCGAAGAAAAGGGGCGATTGTGCGAACCATCGCTTGAGTTTGAGCCAGCACCAGAATCCACGAAAAAGACGTTTCCACCGTATGTGCTCAAAACGGGAAGGCCACGAATAGCCACACCGCTCGCAAATCCATTTGGATAGTTACTAAAAGGCATACTACATTCTCCAGTTCAAGCGGAGCCTCAGCTCCAAATTCCATAAAGGAATCGAACGAACTGGCGGGGAACCGTACAAAACAGCTCCCCGCCAATCAGCTTCAGTTAGGTGCCCTGCGACGAGTAGATAGCCCGCCAGTCAGAGAAACCAAACGCATAACGCTCACGCGCTTTGAACTTCATCGACCCAGAGTCAAAGTCACCGTCGGTGCTCGTCTGCATCGCAGTACGCTCAAAGTACTTCAAGCCATCGGGGGCGTCCGTCAAGACATGCCACGAGTCAGTGTCGCTGATGTGCGGGCTGAACTCATAGCCGTCTGGGAACATCCCAGTGGACTTGATAGCGTTCAAGTCGTTGTCCGCAGTAGAGCTACGAAGGTCGGATTTTAGAATCCTCTCCGCAACAAACTGGTTCTCAATCGGGATCAACAGCATGCGCGGATTAACAGAGATCGGTAGATCGCGGTCGTCCGTGAAGTTGTGGATCGAAATGACCGCGTTTTCAAGAGCGGTCTCCGAAAGATCGACTTGGGTCGGAGGCGTGTTGCTTGCGGTCGCGCCAGAAGAAAGAGGATGAGAAGCGTTAGAGAGACTAACACCATCACCACCCTTAAAGCTGGAGGAGAACGCATTGTTGAACACATTCATAGCCTTCACCTGCTTGGTGTGAGCCATGGAGCGTGCGAGCGCCTTAGTGTAACGAGCGCCCATCTGCTCATAGAGGTTGTCTTCCATCGCTTCCTCGGTCAACGAGTAGGCCAAGACAATTGACTCCATAGTGTACCTACTAGTGTAGGACTCACGAGCAGAGTCAAAGCTTACAGAGGCTCCCTCAGCTTTGGTCGGGGCAGCGCCAAAACCAACTAGAAGGACTTCCTCTTCAAACGCACGCTCCGATGAGTTCTTCTCGAAGACACGCTCGTGCATGTTGTCGTACCGTCCATACTCCATTCCAAAGAGAGCATGAAGGCCAGGGACCAGCGACTTAGCATGATCACTACGAGTAATTACAGCCATCAGTCACTCTCCTTAGATGCCAGCAGTGTGGTGGGCCAGGAATGGTTCGTTGACTTTAACCTCAACCTCCACCTGATCACCATTTGCTGAGCCGTAGACGTTGCCAGGACGGTTAACTTTACGAAGAATCTTAAAGCCCGCCACGGAGTTTGAAGCGCCTGAGGTATCAAGCGCGACAGCGCTAATGCCCGTTAGAGCCGAGCCCGAACCCGCGACATGATCGGCACAACCGCCTTGATCAGCCAGAGTAAGGAAGTCGCTGTCACCATCATCAAACACCGAGTAAGAGACCATGGGATCGTCAATAACGAGAGCAACAACATCAGTTGCACCCGAAACCGCTCCAGGCCAATAGCGAGCAAAGACAACTTCACCGTCTGATTTAGCGTAACTCACACCCTGGAAAACCCCAAGGATGACGTTACCAGCAGCCGCCAACTCAATCGTACCACCAGCCACAAATTTAACGGGATCTCCCGTGTAAATAGCAGTAGCGTAGTCGATCGCAACGGTATATTCGTTAGTACGAATTTGCCCGCCTGACAGATGCCGTAAGGGTTTGAACCCATATGCAGCCATTTTAGATCACCTTTTATTTAGGCGGGATCTCAGCCTGACTACTCGTCAAATTGAAGACCACCACCAGTTGACACACGACTTTTACGGTCAACGGTGATAGGCATTCGGGGGTCTTGCTCTCTAAAGAGACTGCTGTCTAAGGCAGACTGCAAACGATCGGTTTTAGAATCTACGTACCTACGCTTTGCCGCCAGCCCCTCTTCAGTCCACTTCATCAGGATAAGATCACCTACACCTACAACACCTGAAAACCGCCCTTCAGAATGCACGGAACCCAAAAACTCTGGATGCTCTTCTTGTCTGACGGGCTCCCAACCTTCTCGACGCCTCAACGACAAGTTCTTGTCGTCATCAACGCCCATTAGGCTAACGCGAACCCACCTATGAACAATTCCAGGCTTTGCCTTCGGTGCGTCTAACTGATTCGGCGGGACATATAATAGTTCCCGTTTTTCGGCGGCGCGGGTCTGTGCCCCACGAGTTGCGTGTCGTTCTGGCATAAGGTCTCACTCCACGAAACGAGCATATTCTTTGGGCGGTATTCCTAACCGCTTACAAACGTCAAGTTGTGCTTGTGTCAACTTAACCGTCCGCTTACTGGCGCCTCTCGACACGCCAGCCACTGGCGACGACCTTGATTGTTTTTGACCAGGGAACTTCTGTGGGAAGTTCTCCCGCAAGCGCTTATCAAGCTCGCCGTAGTATTCATTACTGCTTGTATCATAGCCCTCAGAAGAAACCAAGCGGTTATGTATCGCATAGGCTGCGCCAGTCATGGCTTCATCTTGACCAAACCAAGCGTTGTTTCTAGCCCAATCAACAGCTTTAGGCTCTGGAGCGGGCTGCTCTTGCTGCTGCTGCTGCTGCTGGCGGGCGGGACGCTGCTGCTTTACCGCATCCTCCCAACGCTCCTGCTCTTGACGTTGCTTCTGAAAGTCAGACTGCTGATTGTTTAAACGAGACAACGTGTCCTGCACGGTGAACATCTTAGACGTGTCACCAGCGTTATACGCATCGTCATAGTCTGTCTGGAGGGACTTCCTCTGCGCCTCAATGGCCGACTCACCAGAAGTGAGAGCGTTAGCTTGAGCCTGAGAGTAAGCCTTCTGAAGCTTGATGTATCTTTCTTGAACAGTAGCAGCCTGACGCTCTGCCTCGTGGCGCTTCGCCACTTCCTGAGAGATCCGTTTCTGAACCCTGTTCGAGTAATCTACAGGCTCCTCCGCAGGAGCCGCCTCCTGATCAGGAGTTACAACCTCAATATCGTCGTCATCGTCGCCGTCTAATTCGACCTCAACTTCGCTTTCCGATTCCATCACCATTCGACCGATTCCTTGTCTTTGATCACCGCCTGAATCTCATCATCATTCAGAATGCGTATAGGGTGACCGTGTACCCGAAAGCGCACGCCTGAGTACTTTGAGAATGTAACGATATCCCCTGGTGAGCACCAATCGTCAAAAGCATTCATATCTTCACGACTATAGCAAAGGTCACCAAGAGCAACGACAGTGCCAAACATGCAGACGCCGCGTTGCTGGTCTAGTATTGATTCGGGAATGTAGATACCGCCCTTGGATACTTCGCCTTGTGGCTCGTCGGCTATAAGTATTCTGTAGCCTGAGGGGGTAAGAGCCTCACTAATTTTCTTAACAAGATCGGCATCAATCTTCGTCGATGTCTCCACGTAAACTCTCCAATTCTGCGAGTACTTTATCACAGGCCGTTACGGCCCCCGATATCTTGGTGTACTCGTCCCAGTTAGCGCAGCGACCATTCCCTGCGTAGTCAACGTACCGATCACGAACCGATACGACCGTAATTATAGCGTCATCAATAGTCTTCATCGCACCTTCACTTTAGAAGCC